GATTTATCTCGTAGAAATGCAATTATTAAATTGTTACAAGATTGGGGTTTGATTAAAATCATAGAACAACATAAGGTGGAGAATCCTCCACCAATTTTTTTGTCTCAAATTAAAATTCTTTCACACAAAGAAAAAGGCGACTGGCAATTAGTACCAAAATATAATATTGGTAAAAAACCACAGGCCGCTTGACACCGTTATAAATATGTAGTACACTATGTACAGTTACGCCTTCGGGGTAACATTTTTTAACTCGCTTATTTAAGGAGAAACTTATGACACACCTATCCCTTCGTTCGCCCTTTGAAATGTTCAAAGATTTTGATAAGTTTTATGTTGGATTCGACGATCAATATAACCGACTATCAAAATTGCATGATGATTTGACCAAAAACATTCCAAATTATCCTCCATACAATATCAAGAAAACAGGTGAGAATACCTATTCTATTGAGATTGCCGTGGCAGGTTTTGGCACACAAGACATTGAAATCGAATTGGCCGATAATAAACTTATCGTAAAAGGTAATGCATCTTCGGATGAAACATCTGATAACTTCCTATTCAAAGGAATTGCTAATCGTGCTTTCACTCGCCAATTTGCACTCAATGACCAAGTTGAAGTGCAGAATGCCGAAATGTTTAATGGTATGTTGAAAATCTTTTTGGAGAAAATTATTCCAGAACATCGAAAACCAAAAAAGATTGAAGTCAAAGCACCAAAAGCAGGAGCACTATAATGATTAAAACAATAGAAAAAGTATTTTCTTCTGTGTTTGAAGGTCTTAAAAACATGCAAATGTACAATGATAAAAAATTCATTCAAGAATATTTGGATGATTCTATTGATGAAGCAGACCTTGAATATCGAATGAAAAACCTAAAATCTAAAAATCATTTGTAAATATGTGTTGCGTGGTGGCAACACCACGCTTGCCTGACCAACACCCTTGTGATATACTGACTATACTATGAAAAAATTTCAAAAACCCAAATTTAATGTTGAACGAGTTAATAAGTTTATTAACAAATTTAACCAGGACACTGTATTTTCATCTCCTGATTGGCCCACCAAAAACATTGATGGTGTGGAGTTTGTCGCGGTTAAATTGAATGAAAAAGAATTGAATTTTAAATGGATGCGTAGAGATTCTTTGCAAAAGGTCTCCAACGACACAAATCAGACAACCAAAAGAATCTGACTGTGGTGAAAGGGATATCACAAGGGTCTTCTAAACCCTCGTTCCAGGTTCGAGTCCTGGCAGTCGGGCCACTATGAACTTAACCATACAGAAATGTCTAGGTAAAAAATTTTTACCTTACGTTAATATGGCCGTAAATTATTACGGTGAACAATTAATACCAAATAAAAATTTAAGAAACAACATATATATTGAAGTCAAATTTAACAAAAAACTTGGCGTTTTAGGTTATGCATCGATAGTATATTATAATGCATCAAATAAACCAAGATGGTTTTTAATTGAAGTCCATCCACAAATTGGTGCATCAATGATATTTCGAGTCCTTGCACATGAAATGGCACATGTGAAACAATTTATATATGGAGAAATAAATGAGAACCTTTCTGTTTGGAAAAATGAACCAATAGATTCGGACAATTTGGATTATTGGGACCATCCATGGGAAATAGAAGCTCATGGACTAGAAGAAAGTTTATATAATAAATTTGTAAAAAAAGAAAAGTTGTGGAACATTTTTGAAGATATACCTGATCCGCAAAACTGTGTTCCTAAAACAACAATTCGTTGGAGGCTTGACAGAAGAAAGAAAGTTTGTTAATATATAAAGTATTCCCTGATAGCTCAGAGGTAGAGCGCCGGACTGTTAATCCGTCGGTCCCTGGTTCGATCCCAGGTCGGGGAGCCATATTGAAGCACATTCTAAGCCGAACCTAGGCGGCGCCCATAAAGAGAGGAGTGTGTTTCAATATGGTAGACGGCGCTGGTGCGCGGCGGAGACTTATAAACTCTGGAGACTGGTCAGATGGGCTGGAACGGTAGGGTTCGAATCCCTAGTCTACTACCAATTATGCCTCAGAAGCATTGATGGCGATGCACCGGATTTGTAACCCGGAGATAGTCCGTTCGATTCGGACCTGAGGCACCACATATGGAACTTTTTATGTATAATAAAAAAATCGATTTGAATAAAGTTAAAGAATATGTGGAGAATTGTGACCCGGAAACAAAAATATATCTTGGTTGCGATTCAGAAAGAGTTAATGTAAAAGGTGTTTGGTACGCAGATTATGTTATAGCAGTTGTAGTACATATCAATGGTAATAACGGATGTAAAATTTTTGGTCAAGTTACCAGAGAAAAAGATTTCGATAAGTCAAACAAAAAACCAAGAATGCGTTTGATGAATGAAGTTTATAAGGTGGCAGAAATGTACCTACAATTATCGGTATTAATTGAAAATGATATTGAAGTACATCTTGACATTAACCCAAATGAAGTGTATAATTCTAATATAGTGATCAATGAAGCGATAGGATATATAAAAGGCATGTGTAATGTTGTTCCTTTGGTCAAACCAAATGCATTTGCGGCATCATATGCAGCAGATAGATTGAAGAGTTTAGTAGCTTAGTTATGCCGGGATCATATAGTGGTTAATATCCAGGGTTCCTTCCTGGTACGGAGTGTTCGATTCCTCCTCCCGGCTCCATATTGCGGAATTAGTTTAATGGTAAAACTGTAGATTTCCAATCTCCTGTCATCGGTTCGATTCCGATATTCCGCTCCAGTTTTTATAAAGGATGTTTTATGGCTTATATTCCGTTGAATAAAAATGTGATTGTTGAACGCAAGGCACCAGAAAAAGTTTCTACTGGTGGTATTATCTTAAAGAGTTCAATGGATCCAGATCGCGCAGTTGTGATTGCAACAGCAGATGAATCAGTAAAAGTTGGTGAAGAACTTTTAATTAATTGGAATAAAGCATACAAGATTGAAGAAGAAACTTATCGCGTTCATATTGATGATGTGATTGGCGTATTTGATTAATTAAACGCGGTAGTGGTGGAACGGTATACACAGCAGACTTAAAATCTGCCGCCGCAAGGCTTGAGGGTTCGAATCCCTCCTTCCGCACCAAACAAATAGGAGTTTTTATGTCAGCAACAATACAGAATCTTGAAAGTGCATTGGCTGGTGAGTCAATGGCACATATCAAGTATCGATATTTCGCTAAGATTGCGATGGAAGAAGGGTACGAAGATGTTGCAAAACATTTTTGGCACACCGCAGATCAAGAGTTGCTTCATGCATGGGGTCACCTTGAATTGTTAATCGGTAAGCCAAGCACTAAAGAATGTCTTGAAAAGGCAATCGCTTGTGAGACTTACGAATATACCGAGATGTATCCACAGTTTGAATCTATTGCTGAACATGAACAAGATGTTAAAGCATTGGCAATTGCAAGAGAACAAATTAAAGAATCTGAAGAACATGCATTGCAGTTCATTGAAGTTCTAAAGAAAGCAGAAAAGCGTTTTAATGCTTTGAAGAAAGTCGAAGAACGTCATGCTAATGCATATAAAAAAGTAATGGAGGCACTATGAATGAAGAACATTTTTATATTTGTATAGTTTGTGGTCATCAACATCACGAACAAACTGAAGGACGTTGGGAAGATTTGCCCGATGATTTCACTTGCCCAGAATGTGGTTGCGGTAAAGAAGATTACGAACTAGTTTAAACTAACAGGGCCTATAGCTCATGTTGGTTAGAGCAGCGGACTCATAATCCGTTGGTGCTGTGTTCGACTCACAGTGGGCCCACCAAAAAGGAAAAATAAATGAATGTTTTAGCATTAAAACTCACTACAAATGAAGATGTTATGGGTGAAATTGAATCCGAATCTGAAACGGAATATGTTGTCTTAAACCCATTATCAATTGCTGTGGTTCCAACTCCACAAGGGCAACCTAATATTGGTTTTGTTCCGTTTCCTATTCATAGTGAACAAAAAGTTGATAGGACCATTTGCATTGCGAAGAAAAATGTAGTATACTCATATGAACCAGCGCAAAACTACGTTGAAAATTATAAAAGAATCTTTGGATCAGGCATTATTACACCACAAAAACAATTGATTATTTGATGCAATTTTATACTAATGTACAAAGTCTCGGTAACAGTATTTTTTATCGAGGCGTCTTTAATGGTAAAAGAATGAAGGAGAAGATTGACTATTCTCCTTCACTTTTTATTACCACTAAAAAACCTACGCAATTCAAAACACTAGAAGGGTATCCTCTAGAGAAAAAGACATTTGACGATTTGCGTTCCGCCAGAGATTACATAAAACAATTCGAAGGTGTAATTGGCGCATCAAAAATCTATGGCAATACTCGTTTTGAATACGCATATATTGCAGACCAACATAAAGGCATGATTGAGTGGGATATCGACCACGTTAGTATTGCTGTTATCGATATCGAAGTCGGGTCAGAGAATGGTTTTCCTGACCCTTATGATGCAGTTGAACCTATTACTGCAATTACAATCACATATGTAAATGGCAAAACTCTTGTCTATGGCTGCGGCGAATACAACAACTATGATGATAATGTTACATATCTTTTGTGTAAAGATGAATGGACATTGTGCAAAAGATTCCTAGAAGATTGGCGCGCCAATTGTCCAGATGTTATTACTGGTTGGAATATTAAATTCTTTGACTTGCCTTATTTGGTAAATCGTTTTGAAAAGATTCTCGGTGAAGGTGAATCTAAAAAGTTATCGCCTTGGAATTTTGTTTCTGAACGAAAAACTATGATTATGAACAGGCAACAAACTTTTTATGAACCAATGGGTGTTGCTGTTCTTGATTATATTGAACTATACAAATGGTATGCACCTGGCGGCAAATCACAAGAATCATATAAGTTAGATAGTATTGTCAATGTCGAACTTGGTGAAAGTAAACTATCATATGATGAATATGATAACCTGCACCAACTGTACAAATTAAATTATCAAAAGTTTATCGAGTATAACATCAAAGACGTTGAACTCATTCTTAAACTCGATGACAAATTAAAGTTGTTGGAATTGGCAATCACTCTTGCATACGACACAAAATCTAATTATGAAGATGTGTTTGCACAAACTCGTATGTGGGATGCAATGACATATTCGTATTTGTTGGAAAAGAATATCATTGTTCCTCCGCGCGTGGTACAAGATAAAGATGCCGCATTTGAAGGCGCATATGTCAAAGAACCACAAGTTGGCAAACACGATTGGGTTGCATCGTTTGATTTGAATTCTTTGTATCCCCATTTGATGATGCAATATTCAATTTCGCCAGAATGTTTAATTGATCCAAAAGATTATACACCAGAGATGCGTGAAATTATTAGTTCTGGCGTTACTGTCGAAAAACTTCTTAACAAAGAAATTGATACATCAAAATTAAAAAATGTTACTTTGACTCCTAATGGACAATTCTTTCGCACAGACATTAAAGGGTTTCTACCCGCAATGATGGAAGAAATGTATACTGATAGAAGTAAATTCAAAAAGATGATGTTGCAGGCAAAACAAGAATACGAAAACGAAACTAATCCATCTAAAAAATATGAGATTGAAAAACGCATAGCAAAATATAATAACATTCAATTAGCGAAAAAAGTGTCTCTCAACTCTGCGTATGGCGCACTTGGTTCACAATACTTTCGTTTCTATGACTTGCGTATGGCTCTTGGTGTAACAACTGCTGGACAACTGTCCATTCGTTGGATCGAAAACAAAATCAATGGTTGGATGAATAAGTTACTTAACACAGAGAACAAAGATTATGTGATTGCATCTGATACAGATTCAATTTATCTTCGTCTAGGTGAATTGGTCGAAAAAGTATACGGCACAAAAGATGGCGTTTCTTTACCAAAACAAAAAGTCATTGAATTCATGGATCGTGTTTGTGAAGAAAAGATTCAACCATTCATCGATAAATCTTATCAAGAATTGGCTGACTATGTTCATGCATATGAACAAAAGATGCAAATGAAACGTGAGGGTCTTTCCGATAAAGGTATTTGGACTGCAAAGAAACGATACATTTTGAACGTCTATAATAACGAAGGCGTTGCATATAACGAACCTCAAATGAAAGTGATGGGTCTAGAGATGATTAAATCTTCTACACCATCGGCAATTCGTGAAAAGATGGCAGAAGCAATTAAGATTATGCTTTCAGGCACAGAAAACGACATACATGAATTTATTAAAAAGTTCAAAGAAGATTTTCGTAAATTGCCAGTAGAAGAGATTTCTTTTCCTAGAGGCATCAATGGATTGACAAAGTATTCTGATTCTGCGACACTGTACAAACTAGGAACACCGATTCATGTAAAAGGCGCTATACTATATAATCATAACCTTAAAATGAAAAACTTGACAAAGAAGTACCCTTTAATTCAAGAAGGTGAAAAAATCAAGTTTGCATATCTAAAGATGCCAAATCATTTTAAAGACACAGTTATTTCTTTTCCAGGTCGTTTACCAAAAGAATTCAATTTGTCAGACTTTATCGATTATGATGTACAATTTCAAAAGTCTTTTGTTGAACCATTATCGGTAATCTTAGACTGCATGAATTGGACAAGTGAAAAACAAAGCACGTTGAATGATTTTTTTAGTTGAGGCAAATATGAATATTTTAGATAAAATTAAAAAGAACAGTTCGATTAAGGCATC